GTCTTGCGCCGCCACAGGCAGAGTCTCGTAGCCGGAATACCATCCTGCATTGCCGTTCTCAGCAAACGACAGTTCCTGCATGATGGTATTGCCGCCAGAGAATGTCTTCTGGTTGCCGCCCTTCTTCATGTAAGCCAGAAGAGCGTTGTTCTTTGTTACGTTATCGCTGATGACCTTCGTTCGTGACTGAATGGTCGTCGCAATAATGTCCGTTATGGACGTGTTCGCGAATGCCATAATTTGACTCCATCGTCAGAAGAACCGTAGGGGGTTCGTAGGATTTCAAAGTTTCTTGAATTTCCGCAGACGATGGGTGCTGAGAGCCAGTCACTTCGTCAAAATCCGTTGGACGTGAGAGCCTAACTCTCGTCCACTTCACAATACGCTTCTGCTTCGGGCGAAGCGGTGCCCGATACTTATGTTGTCGTATCTCCGTGGTCGACTTTAGCCGTACAGGAAGAAAAAGGAACGTTAGGCTCACATGCGTCTCGAGTTGACTGCAATAGAATGCTCTAATGTCGCACGCAAATCCGTCGGATCGACACTGTTCGGTGGGGTGCCCGTAGGAGCACCTCCGACGCTGACGGAAGCTGCCTTAGCGCGCTGAGCTTCCTGTGTCGTCCGCTGAAGTTGTTGTTTGTGCATTTCCCCGACTACTAATGGGCCGATTTCTGGGTGAGCAGCCGCAGCCCTAGCATACGCTTGAGGTAGAGTTAATGCAAGCCCTCTTGCAGCCGCTAGATCTATCATGTCCGCCATGTCTTCCCGCAAGTCCTCGTAGTACGGAAAGTTGGGGTCCGTAGCCATATTGCCGACCATTTCGTCGGCTTTCTGCTGCTGTTGCTGCTCCAACGACCGATGTTGCTGTTGCTGCTGTTGCATGAAACCGAACACAGGCTGGAGAGCTTGCTCGATCTCCCGCCGGATAACTGTTTGCGGATCATTCTGTTGAGTCACCCGCCCGGACAAGACGCTGTCCAAAGTGGGGATATCAATGTCATAATCCTGAATAATCTTCGCCAAATACTGAGCCCGGTCCACTTTGGACGAAGAACTCAATATGCGGTCAGCCTCGAACAGCCTCTGCGCCGCTTGGATGGGATTTACGCCCACATTCTGCATGCGCGGGAGGTACGGCTGGATCATACGTGCGTATTCGTCGGAGAACCCCTTCAATCCGGCGTACTGGCGAAGCTGACCGTCTATGTCCCGCTCACGCCGAAGAACTTCTTGGCGAACCGGGAGAGGAAGCTTGTTCCACTCACTCCTGGCGTCTCCTTTCCAGGAGGCGGGGGGTCGGTCGACTCGTGCTCGAGCGGCTTCCTCGGATTTCGTTTCCGTTTTTCCGATCTTATCCGTGCCCTCAGGAAGTTTTTCTGTCGTGGCATCTTTTTGCTCTAAGTACGGTTTTTTCTCCTCCTCCTTCGGAGGCGGTGAGGTCTCCGACGCCGGGGAGGTCTGCGATTTCTCCGCTGGATCAGAGCTCGGAGGCTCTGGGGTAAGAGAAGCAGATTGGGAAGGCGTCGGAGCCTCGTTCGTCGTCGACTCCACTGTACTTACAGCGGATTCGATCGTGTCACGCAGGCTAGGAACGGTTTCGTCTGGCATGTTCAAACTCGTATGCTAATTTTTCTCTAATTTCGCGTTTTTCTGCTTCTGTGTGTTTCCAGTCGGAAACAGCATGCAGAGGGGGCAGACCGGCGAGGTCTTGTGTAGGAACAACGTCGTGAATCCTACAGTGTTCCCTAAGACCAGCGCGCCCACTAACGACAGATCCGTCAATAGGGCTGACAAAGTCCGGTATGTCGGGAACAATAAAAAAGGTCCCACCTCTGCCGAATCCCACAGCTTCATTGGATTGTTGGTCCACCGGGATTAGGTTGCCCTCCTGGTCCTGTACCCAACGCTTGCGCATTCTGAACCACCTGTTGATGTAGAGCTTTGACCGCCGACTGCTGCATGTCGGCCTGAGTTTTCGCTCGTTTGCTTTGGATGTCAGCCTGGGTCTTCGCCACAGTGGACATGACATCCGCCTTAGTCTTCATTTGCATTCCCTGTACGTCCGCTTGCGCTTTAATCATCGCCGGATCAGGCGGTTTCGGTGGCGGGTTCTGCACTGCCTGTTCCATGTCCTTCAGCGCCTTGTCGATCGCTCCTTCGATTTCTTTGCTTACCCGGAATCCCGATATGCCGAACTTTAAAAGCGTGATAGAAAGTGGGATAAGCTGAGGGGTAGCGGCAAGAGCTTGTACTGCCTTCTCCATGTACGTCGATACGGCACCGAGAAACTCAATGCGTTCCTGTTTTTCCTTGGAATAATCAACCTGAGCCATGGAGTCCGGCTGGATAGAAATTCGCCACTGAAAAGCCCCCGGATTTTTGAGGAGCTGAAGGGCTGCGGGCACCAAGGGACGGTCGGCCTCGTCCATATTCTCACAATTCGCCTTTTTCTCGAGGATTTCGGGCGTATAGTGACGCGCGGCAATCTCTCCTTTAATGCGAAGGATTTCTGTACCAAACTCAACGATACTGCTCTGTAGAGACTGAATCCTGACTGACGCGAATTGAGCTTTAAGCTCCTGCGCGCCCAAGGTTTCGCTCGCTTTTGTAGCGCCGCGTACGATGTCAGCAATACCAGTGAGCTCGTAGATTTGTTGTTTGAGGTCTTCTCGGGCTTTTCGGAGTTGCTCCATGGCGGCGACCACCATGTCGAGTGGTAGCCAGTCAATCTGTCCCTTGATGCCACCCTTCTCGGCAAACATCGCCCAATTATCAACCGGGATGAGTGTATTCTCATTGCCCTTCAGCAGTTTCTGAACACCTTCCGACGATCGGTCGTAAACGCCTACGACCTTACACGCATCTACGAGTAAGCCAATGCGCGTGTTGACGATGTCCAGTGCGTTATACTGATCCTGCCAAAGCACAAGATCCGGAGTCGGTACGAGCCGAGACGTAGTCGTAGTCGCGAATAGCGGCTTAGGCGCAGGATCGAAATTTGTAATGCTGAGTGGGTCTTGCCTCTTGTCCAGGAGATAGTCACACTCTGGACAAACCCAGTAGACACACCGCTTCTCTCGATCCCAAATCTCGAAGACTTCTGCTTGCTTGAAGATAAGCTCTTCTGGCTTGACTGCATTGGTGTCGTCCGACGATTTCTTCTTGCCTCCCAGCGGAATTTTACGCCCAATCTCTTCCCCGAACCGAGCAACCAACTTATCTCGGTTCATCATCACTCTTCTGCCTATCCAACGACGCTCTTCCCAGGTGCGGCACGGCGACCAAAGGAAGTCTTTGAAATGTACGTGCTCCGTCCTCGTTTGCTGGTCTACAACTTGCTCATAAGCTTCTTGTTGGACCACGTTGCCCATCTCGTCGGGAGCATTGGTGGCTCCCTGTATAGCCTGAGTCGTAGTTTCCAGCCTACACCAAGCAGCTCCCAAGCCGGGTACGAGGCGGTTCTGAATGGCATCCCGCATAGCTGGGTCGAAATCAGGGCGGGGAGAGTCGAGGTCTTGTTGGAGCACTCTCTGCAGGATATTCGCAGCAACGCGGGCAACGTCGTCGCTGGAATCCTTAAAAGTCCGGCCAACCTCCACTTTAGGTATGGAGTTATAGAGTGCAGACTGCATAATCTGCACATTTGAAGTGTAAATGTTAAACCGCTCCTCGGGGGACTCAACCGCATCTCTATTGTCCAAGTAGCGATTCTCACACTCGTCTCCCTGCCGCCACCACTCGTCAAGCTCTTTCTGAGCCAGCTTGATTTCCTGCTTCCAACGCTTGCACTCTCCGTGCGGCTCCTTAGTCTCGTAGTCGGAGAGACTATCTATTATGCCGGAAGAACTACCTGACCCCGCCGCTTCATCGTATTGGCTCATCGGACGCTATTTCCGCAGCGGGATGTCAATCCCAACCAGACTAAGAAGGAGTAGAATAAGGAGCACTACGAAAATAACGTTGACGATTACTTTACCGGGAGGAGGGAAGGGGACGTAGGTGATAATGAGCCACCACACCAGTCCGAGCACGACTAGGTAGATGAGTAGTGTCACTAAACTCATGCTTGTACTCCCCGGTTGACTGGGCTATACTACGCCTGCGGGTGCCCCCGCGCAAGCACTTTATGAAAAAGAGGACAAATGACGGAGGTTTAATGTCTACGATAACATCACCGGAAATTATATCCAAAATCATAGCCGGAAATGGGTTCTATCCCGGCGATGAGCACCTGGAGCCCGTAGTTCGCATCATCAAGTACACAAACGCTTGGGGAGGGACGTGTTTCGGTACGGAGTTTCCCTGGGAAGCTGGCAAGTATCGCGCGAGTGAGTATGTAAACGATCCGGAGCTATACTGGGAACTACCCAACTGGGAGAAGAAATATGGGCACCGATAAGACAACCAAGGAAGAACGGCAAAGACGTCTCACGGAGAAATTTGTAGAAATAGCGGAAAGCCGTCCGAGCCGCATTATAGATGGTCGCCATTATTGGAGTTTCGACGACGTTTTAGTCTGCATGTACGACGCCCGAATAATGACGTTAGACGAAATGGGCGAGGAACTCAAATCCTTCTCACCACGGACCGAGCCTTCTCTCGGTCTGCAAATAGGTTCTCCAAACAGTAGTCCGCGGACTTCGGAGTAGCGTCGATGGCGATTGTGGGGGTGTGCGCCCGCGCTATAATCGCGAAGTAACGGAACGCGTCCGCGTAATGGGAGGTCCAGTCGTGGAGTGGCTTTTCGCGGTAGGTCTTCAGGTCCTCGTCCCACGGTCGTTGGTATTGTTTGAGAGCTTCGACACCGTCAAGAGTACCGGGAGTCGCGAAGTAGCAATACGGCAGGACCTTCCTGGCGGCGGCTATACCGTCGTGAACGAACATATTCGGGACTATGCGGGGCCGAATCCCCGCATACAGAAACTGTTCAACTATGGACTTTCCCGTCTGGAGAGTCTTTGCCTTAGCGTCATGTGGCAACCAGACTTCACCCAAGTTCGGAAGGAGAAGCAGTTTGTTGATATACTCATCGATAGGCTTGAAGTGATCCGAGAAAGTGTAAGAGAGAAGAAACCCATCTGGACGCGTCTGCCAGAACCAAAAGGCCGTGTCGTCGTGGAAGCCGAGGTCACAGACAGCGTGAACTGGGAATTCCGGGTCGGTATGGTACTCCGGGCCGACACGCCCCTCTTCTTCCGCGACTCTCATTTCCTTCCCGTAGACCGCTCCCCGGAGGGCGGCATCGAAGGAGCATTCGTACTCCTGCGCGTACTCGTCCTCGTCCATCAACCGTCGTTGTTCTTCCAACTCGAAGGAGCTTAACAAATGCGTTTGACTAGCTTTGAGACAGAGATAGAACCACTCGTCTGGATTTCGGAGGGCGTGCGCAACTACATCGTGGAAGTGATTCTTCCCCGTTGGAGTCCCAATGAAAGTCGCCCACCCGCGCCGGTCCGCGAGAGTTGGAAGGACCACGCTGGACCACACCGAGGGCCGCATCATCCCGAACTCATCAAGTATCACCCCATCATTATAGACACCTCGCATAGCATCGGCATTGTCCGATCCGTACAGCCGGACGGTCGCGTGATTGTGACCCAGCCGAACGGAGAGCTCGCTTTCCAGGACTCTGTCGGCGGCCGGACCGGCATAATGTTTCAAATAGTCCCACGCGATGCTCTTTGCCTGCGAATAGTACGGAGCGATATAGGAGTAGCGTGCCATCTTCTTGTTTGTAGTGACTGCGCTAGCGACGAGGTCGTTCACGCACGCCACGGTCTTCCCCGCCCGACGGTGAGCCACTATCGCCGCCCACCTCTGGGAGCGGTTATGATACGAAGCGAATTGCGGGCGGGGGTCGTAGGGAAGGACAACCTCACGCATGGGGGAGACCCTGTTGCGACGGACCTTCCATGGTGGGCGGGTGTGGCGTCTGCAGGTCTTCCACGTCGGTTATGTCTAATGCCTTTACCGGGACAGCCAACCGGAAGCGGACTTCCCTCTGGTCCTGAAGGATCGGGCTGTTGGCCTGCGGGAGCATCCTGGCAAAGAGAGTCGTGTAGAACTTCGTCCGATTTTGAGCCGCCCATTCCGCCAGAGCCGGACCACCCCCAATGGCCTCATGAGCATACCACACCGTCTCGCCAAGATGACGGGCCGTCATATCCGCAGGACGAACCATAAGACTGGCGATGAACTCATGGGACTTCCGAAGAACGGGAGAGATATACCCAAGGATCTCTTCGGGCGTCGGTGGCGGTGCTTCCGGCACGTCTACGAGAGGGAAATAACTAAACGGATTCTGCTTAGGGTTCGAATTTTCCATGATGTGCCTTATGTTGCGATAAAGTATCATTCAAAAGTTCGAGTGCAGCGGATACGAATGGCAGGAGCGACCCTCCGACACGAACCGTGCCTGCCTTCACCCCGGGGGGATGATCGGAGGTGGCATGGTTCGTGCTTGTCGGCGACAGTAGCAAAGATCGTGC